TTCACCTTATGTCCTTTTACAAACTGTTCAACTGGATCCATCTTAACTAGCATAGCACGGCCGTTAACATTAGTGATCTTAAAACAGTCACCGCCCTTCCAGCCTAGTTTATCTATGTTTAACTCAGGATCGAATCTAATGCCCCAGGGCTCTAAATCCCATTCATAATCAAAATGACGCATTAATCTCTCCTAGCGTCATTTTTACCGTCAGCACGGCTGATACGGTCTACGTCTGGGCGTAGGCCCAACGCATTGGATACAATAGTATCAATACGTATTACATCATGATTCATTGTTTTAACACGATTATCAAGTGCTGTAATGATCCCAGCCATGCCTTTTACTGAGCTTAAAACGCCCGCTAAAAGTAGTTTGATTGTTAGATATACAAAGTAACCGCCAGCTAATGCAGCCGCTATAGGGAATCCTAAATCCCCTATGATTTTGAAAATGTCGCCCATCGATTCGCTCCCGACTTAAACTACTCAATTATTTATTGATTTTTTAGCCAAAATACTTGCACTTATTCTCTAAATATGTTTAAATACATGTATGCACAAGTTGATGCATAATTTTTTAATAGGTAATTTATAATGGTAACAGGTAAAGTAAAATGGTTTAACGACGCCAAAGGTTTTGGTTTCATCACTCCGGATCAAGGCGGCACAGATCTTTTTGCGCATTTTTCACAGATTAACGCATCGGGTTTCAAAACACTAAAAGAAGGACAACCAGTAACATTTGAAGTTGTTATGGGTCCAAAAGGCGAGCAGGCAAGTAATATCCAGCCTGCTTAATAGGAGAGTATTATGGCTAAATTCAAAGCGCATCATCCACGTTCTGTTAAAGCAACAGCCCGTAGAGTTCTTAAAAAGAGGAAGTAACATGACACGACCAATTGCAAAGAAAAGACTTCGCGAAGCCGCAAAACGAGCAACTAAGAAACGCCAAGGTTAATATGAAAACGTATCAATTCATTGTAGCAGTTTTACTGATTACATTTGTTTTGATACATGTTTTCATGTAAGGAATTGTTGTAATCCCTTCAAAGTGAAGGCATTCTGGACGCGGGTTCGACTCGTGAATCGAACATAAATAATATTATGTTCTATACAGTCTATAAAACAACTAATCTTATTAACGGCAAGATTTATGTTGGGCTTCATGTAACAAGTAATCTGGAAGATGATTATTTGGGCAGTGGATCTCAACTTAAATCAGCAGTTAAGAAACACGGCAAGGAAAACTTCAAAAGAGAATATATTAAAATATGTAATTCTCCAGAAGAGATGTATGAGTTGGAAGCCGATATTGTAAATGAAGATTTTGTTAAAAGATCTGATACTTACAATATGAAAACTGGCGGCACCGGTTCGTGGTATCATGTTAACGTGAATAAAGAAGCTAAACATGAATCTAGTAGTCGTGGTGGCAAAACTCGTTCCCGTAGAGATGATAATCCTTTCAAAGATCCGGAATGGCAGAAGAATTTTAATTCTATGACTAACCCGGAAATTGTCAAAGAACTAGGCAGAAAAGCAAATAGCCCAGAGGCCATTGAAAAGAAAAAGGCTACTTGGAAACAAACAGGTAGAGGCAAAGGTAATAAGAATTCACAATTTGGAACCTGTTGGGTTACACATAGTGAACTAGGTAATAAGAAGATCAGTAAAGATGATCTCAACAAGTTTCTAACTTTAGGTTATACTAAAGGTAGGAAAATTATTGCTGTATGAAGTGAAGAGAAAAGTGTTGCGGACCCGGGTTCGAACCCCGGCATCTCCACCTAAGTGTATAAGGTATATTTAGGTGGGGATGAATTAGGTTTCGACGTGGCAAAGAGTAAATTAATGGACAGCACGGTAGGCGATGACCGTTAATCAAGCAAAACTCGTAAATGCAAACGCAAATACATTCAAGTTTATGCAAGTTGACTTCGACATTTCAGCAATGAATGACGAAGAATTTGCAATCGCAGCCTAAAAAACTGCACTTGCGAGGTAGTTATACCTTGTCACCAAAAATAGCAAGAACCCGCTTCGGCGGGTTTCTTTTGGGCTAATTGCCTGTCAATGAGTCCAAAGTTTGGGCCCATTGAGTGTTGACACACCTGTTGATCTTTGCTATAATATACACATACACTAACACACAGAGAAGGATTTTTATGCTACTTAACAATGCTCCTACAAACGAAGCCATTTTGTCCAATGTTGGCGAAATTGGTGATTTCAAAATTAAAGCAAGTGCCAAAGCATTTTCTATTTTGAGTTCGGGATTGTATGCAAATAAGATTCGTGCTATTGTACGTGAGTTGAGTTGTAATGCTGTTGACTCTCACGTTGCCGCTGGCAAACAAGAAACCCCATTTGATGTTCATCTTCCAAATAGTTTGGAACCTTGGTTTAGTATCCGTGACTACGGTACTGGACTTACACACGAACAAGTTACTTCAATTTATACCACATACTTCGAATCTACCAAAACTGACAGCAACGACTACATTGGTGCATTGGGTCTAGGTTCAAAGAGTCCTTTTTCTTACACAGATAATTTTACTGTGACTGCTATCAAAGATGGCAAAAAAGGTATCTATACTGCCTTTATCAATGAACAAGGTGTTCCTAGTATTGCATTGATGATGACTGAAGAAACCAACGAGCCAGCAGGCGTTGAAATTAAATTCAGTGTCAACGACCGTTATGACTTTAGCAAGTTCCACGACGAAGCTCGCGGTGTATATACATATTTTAAATTGCGTCCTGTTGTAACTGGGTTTGACAGTTTTAAATTCCGCGATGTAGAATACGAAACTAAGGATGTTATCCCCGGAGTTCATACATATAAAGACAGTCGCCGTAGCGTTGCAATTATGGGCAATATTGCTTACCCAATTGATGTTCCCGACGCTGACAACTCGCTAGGCGAATTGCGCTATATGATTGGTTGTGGTTTGGAACTGCACTTTGCTATTGGCGAACTAGACTTTCAAGCGTCACGTGAAGGCTTGTCATATATTCCACAAACTATCGACGCTATCAAACGTAAGCTGATTGCATTGAATAAGCAATTGGCAGTCCACGTGGCAGCAGAAGCAGACAAGATTGTTAACCTGTGGGAACGTGCAGAATTTCTTTCTAAGAAAAAACAAAGCGGTCTTTGGGGTGCGGCTGTAGTTGAATATGCTACTACCAGCAAACTTGCTACATTTGATCCTAAGAGTTACGGCGGGTCAACTAATTTTAAATTAGCAGTTGACGATTTGGTTAAGAAATATAACATTAACCTGCGAGGAATTCAAAAGACCAGCAATACTAAAAACTGCTCAACTTTGAAAACTAATTATGACCAGGCTGACGCTAGAGATGCAAATGGCAATGCAGTATATGTAACCAATTGGCATATTCTAGTTGACACTAAAACACATTTTATTGTAACCGACACAAAGGTTGGTGCATTTGAACGTGCTAAGTATCACTATCGCCAGAATAAACAAGAAGTACATACTCGTAATGTGTTTATTCTTGAAGCCGCTGATAAGAACAAGCCGATGAACACTACGGCTTTCTTCAAAGCTATTATGAATCCTCCTAAGGCTAACATAATGGTTGCTAGTTCTTTGGACAAGAAGGAACGTAAAGATTCTGGTTTGGGTAAGAACGTCACTATTTTATGTTTGCAAGAACGAGGCAATGGCGGCTACCACAAAGAACGTGAAATGGTTTGGCGTGATGCTGGCAAGGCTGATGATTTTAGCGCAACAGAAACTTACTATTACTTGCCATTGAGTGGCTTTGAAATCCAAAGCAATTTTGGTATGAACAATGTTAAAGAGTTTTACAACGATTTGAAAGAGTGCGGTCTAGACGGCATTCGCCAAACAGTTTACGGTGTTCGTAAAAGCGACATTGAGTTTATTCGTACACAATCGAATTGGGTTAACATCGAACAACAGATTGTTAATGTTTTGAGTACACCAATTGATAACAAACTTGCTATGAGTTTGGTGTTACAGGCTGTTGACAATTTTAACTTGTTGTCGTATAATAGCAATATCGTTAATGCTGTAACAAATCAAAATAGTCCTTACACTAAATTGGTTAGCCAGTTTAAAGGATTTGATAAGATTCGCTATAGCGAGCTGAGTTTGAAGCGTTTGTGTAATCGTTATGCTAAAGGCGTAACTTTTAGTCCAGAAGCGCAAGTACAACGGTTTACTGATGAATGTGCAACCATTAGTAAACGTTATCCGTTACTAGCCTACTTGCGTAGTGCTCCTAACACAGATGTTGCCGAATATGTTAATTTGATTGACACACAGAAAGGTATTTAAAATGAGCTATCCATATTTGATCCAGGGCAGTAACATTGTTGTCGTTATTGGCAATAAGAGTCATACTATTAGCAAGACCCACATTACCTATAACAAGGTACTGGAAGCTATTAAAGCAAGTGATTGGGATTCACTTCCTGACATTATCGAACCTAAAAAGGTTGTGTTGAACTATGGTGCTGGCAATGTGTCCATCCAAGGCGAAACATTGTTTTGGAAAGGCAAAGAACTCAACACTGGATTGTCAGTACGCATGATCCAAATGTTGCAAGAAGGTTTTCCAATTGAGCCAATGGTTCAGTTTATGGAGAACTTGTACCAAAACCCAAGTAAGCGAGCAGTTACCGAACTGTACGGTTTCTTGGAAAAAGGTAACTTACCAATTACCCCAGATGGTCACTTCCTTGCTTACAAGAAAGTACGTACTGATTACACAGACGTACACTCAGGTAAGTTTAACAACTCAGTTGGACAGGTTGTTGAAATGGAACGTCACGATGTTGATGACAACAAGGATAACACTTGCTCAACCGGCTTGCACTTCTGTGCTATGAGCTACTTGTCATGCTTTGGCGGCGAACGTACTGTTATCGTTAAGATTAACCCAGCTGATGTTGTAAGCATTCCAAGTGACTACAACGATGCTAAAGGTCGTGCTTGCCGATATGAAGTGATTGGCGAGTTGGCAGTTGACCCTAAGGATGCATTTGTTTCTCCTGTACAGTCTACAGCAGTTGGTTCGCAACCTGTATACCAAGCTGGTCCAAAGACAGGTGATACTGTTTTCAAACGTGGTTACACTTCGGGTTACACTGGGCGTGAATACTTGAACCAATATCGTTATGGTACTAAGGAAGCTAAGGACTATACTGAAGGTTACGAAATGGGTGAACTTGATGCAGAAACGGGTGCGGAAGAACGCTACCGTTATGTGCAAGTTTCAAAATCACAAGCGTGGCCTAATCCAGCTTAATTAAAAAGGACCTTTGGGTCCTTTTTATTTGACTAGCGTGTCAACTAACTTACAAGCTAAGGCGTTATATATATGTAGGGGTAGAAATTCCTACACTAACCTAAGGGAAACTTTAAAATGAAATTGATCGCAACTTTAATCGCAACAATGTTTGCCACATCTGTATTTGC